TCTTTTCGCTTGCCTTATTCTCGTTTCTAGGTTAAAGTATATCTATGGTTAAGAAGTTGGTCAGGAGATAGGTCATGATGTTGGTCAGTGATATCAATAAGGCAATCCTCTCGGGTAATCTCTCGGCAGATGAATTGCGTTCTATTAATCAGGCATTGAAAGCAGCCTATACTATGCTACAGTCTCGTGCTAAGTTTTCCTTCTATATTGGTGAATCTGTTAATTTTGCCGATAGGTCAGGTCAGTTGATCACGGGAAAGGTCACGAAGATCAATCAAAAGACTATCAATGTGCGTACCAATACTGGTATGGAATGGAAAGTGTCTCCCTCTCTCCTTCGGAAGGCGTAATATCATGGAACTGTATGAACTGATCGAAACGATTGAACTCTCTGTTGAGCGTCATATCAATTCAAAGATGGAACAAATTACTCCTGCTCGAGATAATATCGGGTTGGATCCTCGCTCGGCATATACTCTGTATATCTCTGGGGAAGCAATTGCTGTTCCTAAGAGCCAGGATCGTACTCTGCAATATTATGGGGGATTTGAGTACGTAGATACAGAGTTTCGAAAAGAGCTCGGCGACTATGTATTTTATCTCGCCGACGATGACCGTGTCGCTGGTCATATCGAGCGGTATTTCGATAAGGACGAAGAAGCCGCTTGACTTTTTTCCCAAGTCAGGGTATTATAATAATATACTGAATGAAGGAGAGAACTATGCCTCGTGGTGTTCCTAAGACTGGTTTCCGTCGCTCCAAGAATACGGCTGAACGTATGGCTAACATCAAAGTCTCCTATACCGAGACCAAGGAAACGGACGCCCAGATCGAGGCCAAACTCGCCGAGCGTTTCGAAATCCTTGATGTTCTCGCCGAGGCGTGCACTCTCGGTAATGCTCGTGCGCTTATTGTCTCCGGTCCCGCTGGTCTCGGTAAATCCTTTACTATCGAGCAGCGTCTTCGCGAGTGGGATCCGAACGAAGTCAACCATACTATTATCAAGGGTTATGTGCGTGCTACTGGCCTCGTCAAATTGCTTTATGCATATCGCGAGGAAGGTCAGGTGCTCGTGTTTGACGACGCAGATGCTATCTTCTTTGATGACGTCTCGCTTAATCTCCTCAAAGCGGTTTGTGATACCACAGAGCGTCGTCGTGTCTCTTGGTTGTCTGAAGGTAAGTTGATTGACGAGGATACAGCGGAGATTGTTCCTCGCTCGTTTGACTTCAATGGCACGGTAATCTTTATTACTAACTACGATTTCGACGCCATGATTGAGCGTGGTCACAAACTTGCTCCTCATCTTGAGGCGTTGGTTTCTCGTGCTCACTATATTGATCTGGCGATGAAAACTCGTCGTGACTATCTGATTCGTATTCGTCAGGTAATTAAGCAGGGTTTGCTTTCTTATCTTAATATGAACGAACAGATGGATGTAATTAACTTTATCGAGTCCAATCACTCGTCACTGCGCGAGCTTTCGCTTCGTGTTGCTATTAAGATTGGTAACCTGCGTAAGACGAATAAGCAGTGGCAGAAACTCGCTAAGATTACCTGCTGCAAATGAGGACAGACTTCCATACATTTGACTCTGGGGATGTGGTGATTGCAATAGATCACCCATTCTCCAATCCAGAGTATATTAAGATTGGAGATCTCTACGTCATTGATCAAATGTTTGACGATGCAGGAATTGTAAGTATAATAGGGTTTCCTCGGAATAAAACGTTCCCCGAAGAGATATTCAGAAAGGTAGAAGAATGACTATGAACTGCTACATCGTGGATATTGATGGAACGATTGCTAATACAGAGCATCGTATTCATTATATCACCAATGGACATAAGGATTGGGATGGTTGGCATTCCAATGCTCATAAAGATGAACCAATCGAGGAGATTGTTAGCATTCTAGATATGGCAGCTGCTGCTGATATTAAGATTGTTCTCTGTACTGCTCGTGATGAAAAGTGCCGCCAGGATACTCTTGATTGGTTGCATTCCAATGATATTCCCTATGATGCATTGTATATGCGTAAGAAGGGAGATCGTCGCGACGACGATATCATTAAGTTCGAATTGTTGAAAGACATTCTTGCTGATGGATATCATCCTATTCTTGTGCTTGAAGATAGAGATAGGGTTGTAAAGATGTGGCGTCGTGCTGGTCTTCGTTGTCTGCAGGTATCGGAAGGCGACTTTTAACTTGCCTTCCATCTCATTTGTATTATAATATATGAATGACTGGGAGTATAACATGCGCCTGACTGTTCGTATTCTTAATCCTTTTTGGCACGCCAGAGACCGTTATGCGGCTGGCGTGCTTCAAGAGTATACAGATTACACGGGCGAGATCATTCCTAATTATCCTTGGTTGGATGATAATTGGTTTGTATTACAGGAGAATAATGGTGATACGAGAATACTTAACAAAGACAATATTGTCTGTGGTTGGACTGCTCCTAGTGATAAGCATGTTCCTGCTAGACGATACGTTTCTATCCCAGGTAAAGCGGGAAGATTTTACACTGTATCTTTGTCTACTGACGGGCTACGATTTACTTGTAATTGCACTGGTTACTCGTATCGTAGAACATGTTCTCACGTTCAAGAATTAGAGGCTGCTTAAAATGGAATTTGATAATCTTGTTGTAGTTTGTTTGACTGCTATTGCTTTGGCGTTTATTGGTGTTGTGTTTGTCAGCAACCAACGAAGCAATGAGATAAGTAAACAAAAGTATGATCTCTGCGTATCACATGGTGGTAGTTATCTAGAGAGTGGTAGCGATGGTTTCTGTATCGCAAAGGATGGATTGACAAAGTGAAGATTGAAGGGTATGTTATCATGCAGCCATCAATTATCCCTGGTAAAGTATGCATTCCGCATACACATACATTTGCCAATACTGCTGGTGAAGCATGGAGAATACACGTTGGTCCTAATGTAGATGAAATGGATATTTCTACTCGTATTCAATTCTGGCACGACAGAGGATATAGAGTGAAGAAAGCAACTATGGAAATTTATAGAGTGTAGAAACCAATTATGGAGATTGAGGAATGAGCATTGAACAACTAAATCACGATATCCATGTTACAGAACAAGAAAAAGAAATCAAGCGACTTCAAAAGTATGAGAAGTTGGTTCAGTTCATTGCCAATGATTATTATGAAATGTCACACGATAAGGTCAAGTGGCAGCATAATGACTGGTATAAGCGTTGCCGCAAACTGATTGAGGAAGATCAATGACTGATAAAGAAATCTATAAAGAACTGTGGGAAGCGTATACTAATAGTGATAAATTAGAATTCCTAAAAGATTATATCAATGCAGCAATAAGGCATATTGATAAAAATGAATATACTATGTATGATCAATTACATTTCAGACGTGATCAACTTGAGATACTTCTAAAAGGATTGGAGAAACTATGAAAACATATCGACTGAAAGATACATCTGTAATCAATCTAGATTTTGTGCAGTCTATTGGTCCAATTCAGAATGATGGATACAACAATTACGAGTTTCGTATCTATATGAACAACCATTGGCTCGTGCCCAATTTCAAAACAAGGAATGAAGCAATAGAACAGAGAGATGCTCTTATTCTAGAGTTGGAGCAGTATGAACACAGAAAAGCTATATAATTTGTCCTTAAAAATTTAAGGAAAATATTAACAACAAGGAGAGTTATAATGATTTATTTTTGTCCAAATGGTGGAGCGATTAATACTACATATGTTGAATTCGTTTCTCCAATTCAATATGTTGAACCAACAGAAGAGAATAAGTTGGAACAACCAATTAATGTTTTCTTTGTTCGAACAATGTCTGGTTTTTCCATCTCTTTCGAAGATCTAGAAAGAGACGATCTAGAAATTACTCGACATAACATATTAACTGCTATGGAAACTCCATGAGATCGCACATATTAAACCCCATCCCAGGTAACTTTATCCTGGGATGGTATATGGAAGACACAACTCTATGTGACAGAATAATCGATTGGTTTAATAAAGTAGAAGATAGAGAGTATGGATTTATCTACAATGAGTTTGGTGATAAAGTAGTTGACAAAAGAATAAAAGATTCAATCGATTATAATCTTTGCAAAAAAGAACTATTAGACGAATACAATATTCATCTACAAGCTGTACTCAAGAGATATCAGAGAATATATCCATTATCAGCGTATACTGATAATATAGAAGTGTTGAAACCTCCAAACATACAATATTATCCTCCACGTGGAGGTTTTAAGATTTGGCATTCTGAGAGATTAAGTTGTGTCGAACCAGGAGTCTCTCGTCATTTAGCATTTATGACTTATCTTAATGATGTAACGGACAAGGGTGGAACACAATTCTATCATCAACGTATTAATTTGCGTCCAGAAAAAGGATTGACTGTGATATGGCCAGTAGATTGGACTCATTTTCATAGAGGAGTTTCGTCACCAACTCAAGAGAAATATATTGTTACAGGATGGTTTAATTTTGTTCCTAACAAAACAAATAATAAGAAACCCTTCCCTGCGATAAGAGATCCAGGTATACCAGAGTAAAATGCCAGCACATATAACTAAAACACATCCTGTTGATGGTAGAGTTCGAACAATGCGTTTCGATCTATTAGAACAGGATGAATTCGAAAGGCGATTTTTGATGCATCGTCGAGGAGAGATTACAATTGACGAGGCGTTTCCAATGCTCTCGAGAAACGCTCGAGAGTTTATTAAAAGCGGAATGACTATTGACGAATGGGAGAAAGAGTATGGGAATAAAGTATAAGATTCTCGTGTGGGGATCAGCGATCGTTATTACGGCGGTTCAGTATTATCTGGCCGCCATTTTTGTTATCTATGCCCTAAAATAGTACTTGACATTTTTACAGGATACAGTATAATCATTGTTGAGGGTTGATGAGGAGATATCTAATGAAACTGTTTAATCCAATAGCATTCGAGTTACGCTCGAACAAATACAAACAACGAGTAGTGAAGAGTAAGAAGAAGTATGATCGTAAACGTATTAAGCAGGAGAAATATAATGACTAATGAACAAGAGATCGAAGAGAGAATTGCTGCTATGGAACTACTGATGCTACGAGGATATATCTCTCTGGCTAAGTTCCTCGAATTCGTACGTAATGTTAGGAAAGAGAATGAATAGATCAGAACTACTCTCCGCTGGATATAAGTTCTTCGAAGACCATTTTGGTAAATCCAATGGTGGATATCAGAAACGTATACTCAGCGAAGATGGTAGACGTACTCGTTACTTTATCAGTGTATATTACTATGATTTCTCTCAGTTTAAAATGCCATGGCCAGAAGGATATGATTGTAAGTTGCAGTTTAGAGTAAAAGATGAATATCTCAATCTGGAGTTTGGTTGTAGAGACTTGACTATTGAGCAGGTAGAGCGTAAAGTAGAGTGGTTGTTTACTACTCTTGGAGCAGAGGATTACGAGTGATGAAGATTCAGTTAGTATCTGATATCCATTTGGAGTTTGGCCATACGGTCAGCATCGATAATGCTGGTGCAGATGTGCTGGTATTGGCTGGTGATATCTGCTCTGCCCGTAATATCAATGACTATATGTGGTTCTTTCAGGACTGTGCTTCTAAGTTCCAGAATGTGATTTACATCATGGGCAACCATGAACACTATAAACACACATTCAATGACACGGCGAAGGTTATTCGAGAGTGCTTGGCAGAGCATGTTCCGAGTAACTTTCATTTTCTAGACAACGAGACTATCACCATATATGATGTAAAGTTTATTGGTGCTACTCTTTGGACTGACAATAACAAAGGGTGTATTGTCACAGAAGAAAAACTTCGGTTTGGTATGAACGACTTTCGCCTTATCAAGTATAGAGATTCTGTGGGTAACTACTTCAAGTTTACTCCTTCTATGTCTTTTTATGAACATAGAAGAACACTTGCCTATATCGGCACGCAAATCGTGGATGATCCTTGTGTAGTTGTTACGCATCATCTGCCGTCGTTCAAGAGCATTCATCCTAAGTATGCGGATGAACACTACATGAATGGTGGTTATGCTTCTGATCTGGAGCATATGATGAATGAGAATGTGAAAATGTGGATACACGGACATACCCATGAACCGTGTAGCTATATGGTGAATAATACCCGTGTTGTTTGCAATCCTCATGGGTATCCTGGTGAAAGAGCAAACCCTAATCTTGGTCTTGTTTTGAAGGTGTGATATGACAGAGTTTCTACCCAAAGATCCAACAAAGGCACTGGTCGAGGTCAAAGAAAAACTGTATGATCGGATGGATGTTCTTCGGTCTTGTATCGGTCCGCACGATGAATATGGTGATGATGTCCAAAATGAGATGCGGAACGAAATCTCCTTTCTAGAGGAACTGCTTGACATTATTGAAAGATCATAGTATAATATCTCTATGATGGAGGAAGAGATATGAGAAGATTTTATCGTATACGACATTGGCACAGTATGCGTGTAACTCGATGGATGAACTATGGATGGGGTCCGACTAAGAGGGATATTCCATATCATGAGTCTCTACTAGACGCCCACAATCGTCGTCCTATTCGGAGAAAGTAAATGAAAACATCGGCCAGTGAAATCGCTATCATTATCGGACTGATTATGATAGATTGTGGCATTTATTTCAATCAAGGTGCGGGACCAGCATTGATTATCGGTGGATGCCTTGCCATTATTTATGGTGTAGGAAAAGCGTTTAGAGACGATATGAAATTTTAGAGAGGACATGAAATGAAACTGGCATGGTTATGTTATGATTATGAAGACCGTTGTCATCCTTACACCTACAAGGATCCGGTAATCTTGTTCGAGGAACCGTTACGGTATCTTTATGATAAGGTTGTTCCTATCGTATATGCGGAGATTGTAACATAATGTGGGTTCGAACTGATCTCGGTGGAATGTCAGATACAACACAACAGATGTCTTGGCAGACTATTCTAGATTGGCAGGTTCAGATGTTTTTCTATTCCTGCTATCTGTATTATGTGCTTGACAATCCGAAGTTAGATGATGCTGGTTTCGATCGCATCATTGATATTATGGAGGCACATTTCGATGAACTACCCGAGCGTATTACGCATACTGTTGGCCCTGGTCAGATAAAGGCAAACGCTCATCTCTTTGCCCATGATCTCTCCGATGAAGAAAAAGAAAATGCTTTACTTTGGAGAAATAAGGAGTTATAATCTAAATAATGTGGCTCATGTGAGCATTACAGAAGGAGAATGAAAATGTCTAAGAGAAGTCCATACAGAGTTGTATACACTGTCAAGACAGAGAACGGATTTATCGTCGATCGCTCGAAACATTTTCCTACCTTCGAGGATGCTAAAGTATTCGTTCAGTTACTGCGAGAAGGCGGTAATCTGGTTGGTCGTCCATGCTTTGAGATTCGATAATGGCATTAGAAGAACATGACTATACTGACTGGTATTTCAATGTTCATTATAGAGTCTGGTGGTATTTTCGGGTTCGCTGGTATTTTTATGATGATTATGATGCGTGTGAAATCGAACCCGTATTCTATTGGGGTGCATAATGACTGCAAAAGATGCAATTGTTTGGTTGCAAGAAGCTGCAAGGTATTTCGAGAAACGAGACACTAGAGGAGAGGATTCTGCTTTCTGGTCAAACTTATATAATGCTGAAGCTGCCCGCGACATCGCTAATCTAATCAAAGAACTCACAGAAAGCGAAAACAAGTGAAATGGTTTCTTGTGATATATGTTTTCAACTGCACGAGTATCGCCGAACCAAATTTAGAGAAGTGTCCATCAACTATGCAAAAGATAGCAATGCCTTCTAAAGAAGTATGCTATCAAGTTAAAGATCTAAACAGTAATCTATCTGAGTGCTGGGCAAAAGGAGAATAACAATGATCAAGCGTTATAATCTACAGTTAAATGTTTGGGAAATTGGATACTGGGTCAGCAACACGACTTTTAAGGTGGTGGCATTCTCTAGGACTTGATCTCCCTAAATAGGGTTGCCTTCGGGCAATTCTTTCGAAAGGAGATCATCATGTTCAAGAATGTTACTGCAAACTGGAAGACTACAGTTGCTGCTCTTATCCCATTGCTAGCATACGGTCTAAAATATGCTGGTGTATGGCCAGAGTCAATGCCTCTTCCACCACTAGATGAAGTATGGCCATTCCTACTGTCAATTCTAGGTATTGGTATTGCTGCCAAGGATAATAATGTGACAAATTCGTCACATCCTAGCGATCCTACATCACTATAAGAAATTGGGAGGCTCAATTGCCTCCCTTTTTTACAATGACATCCGAGTCATTTAAAAATTTTCTAATACTCTCAATGGATGATTTACATGTTATATTATTCTTATACAACGTCAGAACAGTCTTGGCAACCTCTTTATCAGTTAAAGTTTTCCACTCCGGAAACTGCTTTAATACAGGGCAGTGATACATTGCTTCGTCTGGGTGCACTACCAAGTATTTCGTTGTTTGAACTATTTGCGTCTCATTACATGCTGCTACCGAAAGGGAGAGGAATACCACCAGAACAATTGAAAGAAGTTTGTTCATTTCTTTTCCCCGAGTGACTTAAACAAATCTTTTAATACATTAGATGCAGGAGCCGATGGTTTCTTTTCCAAATCTATTTCTAATTGTTTTAATTTTTCTTGGAGAGCGTTTTGTTCATTGATCAATTGATTTACGTAATCACTACGTTTTTCATAAATCTCTTGCATCGTTGCTCTTTCTTGCTCTTTTTGCTTGACCATTGCGAGCAAATCATTTATAGTATTTTGATCGAGAGCTCTTTGTCTTTCGGCATCTAAAGCATTGAGGTGAATCTTGAATATTGCTACACCAAGACCAACTGCTAATGCTAGGATGACTATATATTTTACAGAACCAGATGCTATTAAAGATAATAGTATTTCCATTTTGTATCCTCCGTGTTAACGGAATATTTATAGGAGAATAATATGTTTAGACTTACTGATGAAACTCGTGCAGCAATCGTTACAATTCTTCGTGATCAGTTTGGTCTCACGCAAACAGATGATGAAATAAATGCTACAATTGATCAGATTATTGACGTTGTCAAGAAGCAGTTTGGTATGTGATGTATAAAAGGGACAAGTGGGAGAAACTGAAGAATCTTATTAATGCTGACATCTCTCATGCTGTTCATTATTCAAGCGACAAATTGTTTGAACACAGTGTGTCGCTTCGATATAAGAACTATATGGAAGCAATAGATACAGAAGAAAACTGGTATAAAGAATATCTTAGATATATGGAAAATGACGATGAAAGTGTTGAATAAAGAAATTAGATTAGACAAATCTGAACCACAACTTGTTCTAACTATAGCATTTCCATTAGAATTAGTTTATAAATCAAGAGAACTTTCTCCAGAAGAATTTTTAAAAACAATCAATAAAGCAATAGCAGACTATGATAAGGAACACGAGCAATGAAATACACAGCACCAGTAGAGTCAACATTATTTCTTCTTCGTGATGTTCTAGGTTTCAATAATGAAAACACAGAAGCAATCCTAACAGAAGCAGCCAAACTATGTGAAGATGTTATTGCACCAACTAATCAGATTGGTGATAAGAAAGGATGTTGGTTTGGAACAGCAGAACCAGGATCAAAAGAAACTGGTGTTTTAGTTCCTGATGAGTTCCATGAACCTTGGAAGCAGTTCACAGAAGGAGGTTGGCTTGGCTTATCAGTTCCTGAAACCTATGGTGGACAGGGTATGCCGTTTACACTTGCGGTTGCGTTCAACGAGTTTGTATCCTCTTCTAACATGGCTTGGTCTCTATATCCTGGCATTACTCGTGGAGCTATTCAGACCCTGCTAGTATCTGGTTCAGCACCACAGAAAGAACATTTCATTCCGCCAATGGTTCGTGGTGAATGGACAGGAACAATGTGTCTAACAGAACCACATTGCGGCACTGATCTTGGTTTGTTAAAGACTAAAGCAGTAGACAAGCACAATGGTTCATTTGAAATCACAGGTCAGAAAATCTTTATCTCTGGTGGTGATCATGATCTAACAAAGAACATTCTTCATCTTGTTCTAGCAAGAGTTGAAGGTGATCCAGAAGGCGTCAAGGGTATCAGTCTATTTGCTGTGCCTAAGTTTTTGGTTGATCTATCACGTAACAATGTTTCTGCTGGTGCTGTTGAAGAAAAGATGGGTATTCATGGTTCACCAACATGCGTTATGAACTTTGATGGTGCTACAGGTTTCCTTATCGGTGAACGCTGTAAGGGTCTTCAAGGTATGTTTATTATGATGAATGAACTAAGACTTGGATGTGCCATTCACGGTCTATCACAATCGGAGTTGGCTTATCAAAATGCTGTGGACTATGCTAAAGAACGCAAGCAAGGATATTCTCTGGTTTCTCGTGATTCTGGTACTGTATCTATTGTGGATCATCCTGATGTTCGCCGTATGTTACTTGATGTTAGGTCTATCAACGAGGCTGCTAGGTTACTAATACTAGAAGCGGCAACATTGGTTGATGTTGTAAATGCTGATGGATCTACAACAGACATGGCAGTTGAAGCAGATATCAAGAGACAGAAGGAAGATGCAGAAGATCGCCTTGGTCTAATGACTCCTGTTCTCAAAGGAGTTATCACTGATTATGGTGTAGAGAATGCTATCAAGATGCAACAGGTATGGGGTGGTCATGGATATGTTCGTGACAATGGTATGGAACAGATTGTCCGTGATGCTCGTATTGCTATGATCTATGAAGGTGCTAATGGTATTCAGGCACTTGATCTTGTTGGTCGTAAGTTGCCAAAGAACATGGGTCGTGCCATTACTAAGTTCTTCAAGGATAGTGAAAGTTTCTTGACTAGTGCATATGATAAGGATATCAATCCAATTGTGCAGCCAATGACAAGATCATTGAATGAACTAAAGCAAGCAACAGAATGGTTGATGCATAATGCTATGTCTAATCCAAACAATGCTGGTTCTGCATCTTATGATTATATGAAGATGTTTGGACTTGTTATGCTTGGTATGGCACACATTAAGATTTGTCTGGCTACCCGAGTTTTCAAATGTAAAGAAGACGAAGAAAGACATAAAAATGCTACATACTTCATGGAGCGTATTCTACCGGAGACAAGTTTTCTATTACAGCGTATTAGAGAAGGTTCTGACACTATGATGGGAGCAAACTTTTGATTTTTGATTACAAAGAAGATACCTGTAAGTATGTTGTCCATTCCAAGAAGAATGGGAACGAGTTTGCTGTTTCGTTTCCCTCTATGGATCAGGTTGCTGACTATGTAGAAACGGAAGAGAATATAACAGGTGTGTGGAAAGTGGTAGCACAGAAGATTCCACCACAGGTATATACGAGAAGGGTTCAATATGTGGTACAACCCACCAGAAGCGATTACTTGAAGAGTTGAAGATGTGGATTAGTATTCATCAAGATAGTATCATTGTTTGTCGTCGATGTAGTAGATACAAATGGCTAAGACCATATGATGAGTTTCTTTGTAGCACATGGTCAAGACATATCAGAATGACCAATAGGAGAATGAGGAAAAAGTATGTATGACGAAATATTTGATGATAATCTCAATGGTGGTATTCCCCACGGTTACTAATGCTCAAATGGTTATGACAAGGGACAATCATTCTTTGACACAAGCAACACCAAACGCTCCACAGACAACTCCTACATACTCTTGGCAGCCAAACACAACGGCTGGAACTACACAAGGGTGGCAGTCAACTGTTCCTACAGGAGGAGTAAGAACTACCATACCGCAATGGCAGGAGTTAGAATGAATCTATTTCAAGAAGGAAACTTTATATCACACGCAGGACAAGAGTTAAACTGGAAGATTGAATGTGATGCTCTTACTGATGA